GAAGGACGTGATACGCTGCGAAAAGCCGTGGGGACCACGGCCTCAAGCCCGGCTTTAAGGGCCGAACGCTCACATTCAACGGTGTTACCAAAACCGTTAGCGAATGGTCATCCGAAACCGGCATCTCAATCAACACGATCAACGGTCGCCTTCGCGCCGGTCTGCCAATCGAAGAAGTGCTGAAGCCCGGCAAGATCACGACTGCCGATAGGGCTACGCGGCACGCCATCAACGGCGAAAGTAGGACGTTGCAGGAATGGGCCGATCATATCGGCATCCGCTACGCCACCCTGACCGCCCGAATAAACAAGGGCCGCACGCTGGCCGAAGCTCTCGCCATGCCGAAAGGCCGCAACACGCGGACGCCGGGGGCGCCGAACGACTTCGGGACTTCGCGGGATACCGGCGCGGGGAGCACCGCGCAAGAGGCGCCGAATTTAACTTTTTCACAGAAGGCTTAAACGCGACATGTCGATAGTATCGCTCAACCTCGCCAAAGCACATATGAAGCTCGATGATTACGCGGACGACGAGCTTGTGCAGCTTTACATTGATGCTGCCGAAAGTTGGCTTGGAAACTACATCGGAAATCCGCTTTCGATCTATGATCCTGATTGGAAGATCACATACGGGGAAGATGGCGAACCTATCCCGCCACCCGCCGACTACAACCCCATGCCCGCAGACCTGAAACTAGCCGTTTTGAAGCTGGTTTCCTTCTATTTCGAGTGCCGGAACATCGTTTCTTTCGGCCTTTCCATGCAGCTTGCGCCGCAGGGCGTAACCTCGATTGCCGACAGCTACCGGGAAAAGTGGTTCACCGATGGCGTCTAAGAAGGACGATGGCGGGCTTTCGAACCTCATGGCGCGCATGGATGCCGTGAAGAACGCCCCGCGCAGGCAGATCAACAAGGCCCTGATGACATCGGCAAACGAGCTTGCCGACGCGCAGCGGCACCTTGCCGAAGCTTCCCGCGATACTGGCGCGCTCATTGACAGCATTGCAGTCACCGGCCCCGGCGAGGCGACGCCCGCCTATTCGCAGCCGGGCGGTTCCCGGGTGGCTGGCGAGCATGAGGTGATCGTGACCGCTGGCAACAGTGACGTGCGTTATGCGCACCTTCTCGAATACGGGACCAGCAAGACCGAAGCGCAGCCGTTCTTCTGGCCTGCCCTTCGCCTTTTCCGAAAGCGCCTTCAGCAGCGCATAGACCGCGCCGGGCGCAAGGCCATTCGTGACGCTTGGAGTGATCAGAAATGATTGAACCGACCCTTGCCCTTCAGACGGCAATTCGCACCGCCCTTGTCGGCAACAGTGCCGTGACCGCCCTTGTCCCGGCTGATCATATCCGGGCAGGCAGCACCCGGCCTGACAAATTGCCTTGCGTCATGATGAGCGACGGCAACACGACCTTACACGGTCGCGACTACACCGCGCAGCGCACGGCATGGGTTTATCTGGATCTCCATATCTGGACGCTGGACGACGGTCAGGACGCCGCGAAGGAGATAGCAGGCGCTGTTACCGCAGCCCTCGATAAGCCCATGACCATTGACGGCGGGGATTGCGATCACTTCCGCGTCACGGCTTCCCGGTTCCTGCGCGATCCTGACCCGGCCTATGGGCACGGCGTCCTTTCCGTTGAAGCCCTTATTCGATGGATCGTCTAAATGCTGAATATCGGGAAGATGGATCGCCGCATCACCATTGAACGCGAAAGCGAAACCGTGAAGCCGTCCGGCAGCATCATCAAGGCATGGGCGACGGTTGCAACTGTATGGGCGGAAATCGTGCAGCAGACGACAAACGAATTCTTCACCGGCTATGGCGAGGCCGAAACCGGCACCGTGATTTTCCGTGTCAGATATCGCCCTGGCATCACTACCGCCAACCGCGTGACCTATGCCGGGCAGGTCTACGACCTGAAGGAAATCAAGGAACTCGGCAGGCGTGACGGTCTCGAGCTTCGCGGAGTCGCAACGTCGTGACGCATCTTCGCGGCGTCAAGCCGTCCGTTTCCCGTGACAGCAACGCACTGACCAAGGCACCGGCACCGCCGAAGCACCTTTCCGTGTATGCTCGCGCCGAATGGAAGCGGATCATGCCCGGCCTTATCGAACGTGGCATCATCACGCGCGGCGATCTCGGCGGTGTTGAAGACTACTGCCGTGCACGTGGTCTTGTGCGCGAGATTGAAGACACCCTTCGCGCTTCCGGTGACATCGACCTGAAGCTTTGCCGCGCTCAGGACAAGGCGATGCAGACGGCCCGGCAGCTTGCCGCCGAATATGGCTTGTCGCCCGTATCGCGCGCCCGCGTTGGTAGCGCATCGGCCGACGATGACGAATGCGGTAGTATGTTGAGCATCGGCAGGGGACGCCCGAATGCGTAAGAGCGTCTTCCCGCACTACCTCTATGTTGATCCGACTACGATCCCCGACCCGTTCGGTTATGGAGAGGAAGCCGTTCGGGCTATCCGGTCGCTAAAGCACGGTAACAGCACCGCGCCGGGCAACGCCTTCGAGCTTCCCGACTTCTATGAAAACCTCATCCGCTGGACCTATGGCCCTTGTCATGAGAACGGCCATCGGATCGCGAAGACTGTTTTCCTCATGGTAGGGCGCGGCGCACGTAAGACCAGCCTTTGCGCTGCGCTGGCGCTCTTGCATACCATCGGGCCGGAAGCACGGCGGAACGGCGAAGTCTATTTCGCCGCGTATAACCGCACTCAGGCCGGAATTGGCTTCAAACAAGCAGCGAACATTATCGGCATGGATAAGCGTCTCAAGGCCGCGACGAAGGTCTACGATGCGCACAACAGCGCAAAGATGATCGTGTGCCCGTCAAAGGGCACCGAATTGAAGACGCTGACCAGCGACGGCGGGGCAGCGCAAGGTCTAACGCCCGCTTTCGCACTTATCGATGAAATCCATGAATGGAAGGGCCGCGCCCTCTATGACGCCATCGAAGAAGGGCTTGGGAAGACGCCGAACACTCTGAAGTTTATTGCGACCACGGCAGGCGCTGGACAGGAGAGTGTCGCCTTCGAACTGTATGACTATGCGTGCAAGGTGGCACGCGGCGATATTGAAGACCCGTCTTTCCTTCCGGTGATCTTTCAGGCGGAGCCCGGCGACGAATGGGACGATGAAGCGACGTGGCACAAGGCGAACCCCGGCTTGAAGCACGGCTTCCCTGATATTGAGAACTTGCGTATTCGCGCCCAGCAGGCCAAGCACTCGCCGGGCGCGCTGGCATCGTTCAAGCGGTTCCGTCTCAACATCTGGCAGTCTCATTCCAGCAGTCCGCTGTTTAATATGGAGACCTACGACGCCAGCTTGAACCCGCACTTTGACCTTGCGGACCTTGAGGAATTGCCCTGCTATCTCGGCGTTGACCTGTCCATTAACGGCGACATCACCGCTGTAGTCGGCGCTTGGCGTCACGACGATGGCACCGTGTCGGTGCATCCGTGGTTCTTTGTTCCCGGCGAAGACTTACGAACCCGCGCGATCCGCGACGGCGTTCCTTACGAGAAGTGGCGCGACGATGGCTTGATTACTGCTATCGACGGCCCGATCATCGAGCCGGAAATGGTGGAAGCTCATATTCGGGAGCTTTGCGGGAGGTTCGACGTGCGGGAAATCGCATTCGATCCGCACCTTGCTCGGCAGATGATGCAGCGCCTACATGACGACGGCTTGCCCGCAGTCGAGTTTCGCCAGACGCTTTTAAACATGGGCGTTGCCTACGGCACCCTTGAGCGCGTCGTGAACGGGCGCGGCTTGACACACGGCGGACATACGATCCTTCGCCATCACTTTGACAGCGTTGTTGCCGTGCGTTCGAATGACGGACGCGTGAAGGCCCTTCAGGACAAAAAGACGAACCGCATCGATGGCGCGGATGCCGCAGCGATGGCCGTTTCACGCGCTGCCGCGAATGATAACCGGCGCTCGATTTTCGACCTTGATCCCAACGAATTTGACCAGCTTCGCGCTGAAGCCGAAGCCGCATAGGAGTTTCCATGTCCGACGAACAGCGCCTGTTAGTCACCTTTGAGGCCCGCTTGAACAAGTATGAGCGCGACCTTGAACGCGCCAAGGGTAAGAGCCGCACCAACTTCCGGGCAATCCAGAAGGACGCGGAAAACACCGCATCCCGCATTGAGAAGGCGATGGGCGGCGCGTTCAAGTCGCTCGGCAGCTTTGGTAAGGGGCTTGTCGGCGGGGCCGTAGGTGCGCTTGCCGTTGGCGGCCTCGACCAGATCGTGAGCCGCGTTGGTGACATTGCGAAAGGCGTGGCGAACATCGGCAACGAGGCGCGCCGCGCCGGTCTCGGCACGAAGGCGTTTCAGGAACTTTCGTATGTCGCCCAGCAGAGCCGTGTTCCTATCGACGCGCTTGTTGATGGATTTAAGGAACTGCATATCCGGGCAGACGAGTTCTACAACGACGGGACCGGCGCGGGCGCTGACGCTTTCCGTCGTCTCGGCTATTCCGCCGAAGAATTGAAGCGCAAGCTGATCGATCCTTCGGCGCTGCTTGTCGAAATTCTCGACCGTATGCGCGACCTCGACACGGTTGCACAGAAGCGCCTGTTTGAAGACATTTTCGGTGGCGAAGGCGGCGAACAGTTTGTGCAGCTTCTCAATCAGGGCGCGGACGGCATCCGCCGGACTATCAAGGAAGCCAACGACCTTGGCCTTATCCTTGAGGACGACGTTATCAAGCGTGCCGACGAGATTGACCGGAAGTTCAATGCGATCAGCGGCACCGTTGGCACCGCCTTGAAGAAGGCCGTCGTTGACGTTGTCGGTGCGATGGATGACTGGCTTGATCGGATGAACCGGCTTGAGGAACAGGCCGACCGGAATATCCGGACGCACCTTCACGGCACCTATGAAAAGCTCCGCGAAGCGAAAGAGCTTCTGTCCGATCTTGAGCTTGATAAGGGCGCGTTCCCGCACGATCCAACGATTGACCTCAATATCGAGAAGCAGAAGCAGGTTATTGAGGAACTGACCGGCGAGGCGATGAAGCTTCGCGACATTCTGGACCGGCGCAATGGCTACGATGAAAACTTCATCTATGGGGCCGGGGAAGACGCAAAGGGCGCAAAGCCGCCCCTCGATAATCTGAATTCTGCCCTGTCCGGCACCGGCAGCGCTGCGAAGGACGCCCTGAAGGGCATCAACAGCTACGCCGACGCAATCCGGGCGCTGAAGGATGAAGTGCCGGAACTGGCCGCATCCCTTCGCGACCTCGACGCCAAGAGCCGCATTGACGCCGTTTACCGGCAGGCGCTCAGCAAGGCGCAGGGCCAGCGGGAAATCGCCCTGGCTAATGAGATGCGCGGCAAGGCGCTTCAGGCGCTCGGCATTAAGAGCGCGACCGACGACCCGGCCAGCTACCTTTCCAGCGTGCTCGCATCCGGCAAGTCGAAGGATCACGTCAACGGCATGGCCGATGCTTTCGCGTCGAAGTTGGCGAAGATGCTGGCTTCCATGCCCGACGACCTCAAGGGCAGCGTTACCATCAAGTCCGGCTATCGATCGATCGAACGCCAGCAGGAACTTTGGCTGAAGGCTTTGAAGGAACACGGATCGCCAGCAGCCGCCCGGAAATGGGTAGCACCGCCCGGTAACTCGCAGCACAACAAGGGCAACGCCGCAGACCTTGGCTATTCGTCCGACCGGGCGCGGCAGTGGATGCACGCCAACGCTGGCAGCTTCGGCTTGTCCTTCCCCATGAGCCATGAGCCTTGGCACATTGAGGACGCCACGGCGCGCGCCGGACAGGTCTCGGCTGAAATCGAGAAGCTGACCGAAGCCGCGACCCGGCAGAGCGAAGCCTATAGCTCGATCACGGCCAGCGCTCGCGAATACACGGCAGCGCAGGGCACCGAACGGCAGGCGCTCGGCATGACCGCGCAGCAGGCGCAGGCGCTTCGCTACGAACAGGAAATGCTCAATGAGGCGCAGCGGGCCGGAATTGCGCTGACGCCGCAGCAGCGGCAGGAAATCGCCAGCCTTGCGCAGAGCATGGCCGCAGCAGAGACCAGCGTTGACGGCTTACGGCTGAAGCAGGAACAGGCGCAGGAAACCGCCCGGTTCTTCGGCCAGTCGGTGACCGACGCCCTGACCGGCATTCTGACCGGCACCATGACCGCAGAACAGGCGCTTCAGCAGTTGCTTCAGACGCTCGTCAAGGCGACCTTGCAGGCCGCGCTTATGGGCGAAGGACCGCTTGCGGACCTGTTCGGCATGGGCGGCGGACAGAAGGAAGGCGGAATCGGCTTCGGTGGCCTGTTCGGTTCGTTGCTCGGCGGGTTGTTCGGCTTCGCAGAAGGCGGCTTTACCGGACGCGGCGGCAAACACGAACCGGCTGGCGTCGTGCACCGCGGCGAATTCGTCATGAGCAAGGAAGCAACGCGCCGGATTGGCGTTGCCAATCTCGACGCCATGCACCGGGGAGCGCTTAAGGGATTCGCCGCAGGCGGCTTTGTAGGTTCGGCACCTGCCTTGCGCGCCGCTGACCTGAAGCCCGCGAACGAGAACGCCGCGCCCGTGATCAACATTAATGCGCCCATTAAGGTGGAAGGTAGCGCCGGGACACCGGAACAGAACGCCGATCTTGCCGCGAAGATGGCAAAGCAGATGGAAGCGACCGTGCGCGGCGTCGTTGCTGATGAACTGCGACGGCAGATCCGGCCCGGCAATATGATGAATAGCAGGAGTCGCTAACATGGCCCTGCCGACCTTCGCCCCGCCCGTCGCACCGTCGCCGGGAACATCGCATGCGCCAACCGTGAACCTCTGGGAAGCTGAATTCGGCGACGGCTATTCGCAGCCGACGCCGAAGGGCATGAATCACATTCGCCGGAAGGTCTCGCTGAAGTGGGACGGTCTCAGCTATGATCAGATGCGCGCCATAGTCGATTTCTTCGAGAACATGGGCGGCAATCGCCCGTTCTCTTTTCAGCCCTACGGCGAACCCACGCCCCGGAAGTGGACCTGCAAGGATTGGACCTACTCTGCCGATGCGCCGTGGAAGGTGACGGCCGAGCTTGTGCAGTCTTTCACGACCGCGACGTGATCGCGCTTTGACTCATAGCGAGTGGCTGGCGCGTTTCGTGCGTCCGGACGAGTCTTTCCCTATCCGGCACCCGGAACGCTTGCCGGTGACTCTGTATGGCGGAAATAGAGCAAGACCAATCGAATGAACCGCGAAGGCGTGAGGCGCGAAGCGCCGAACAGCCGGAGCATGGCTTAACCGTATAGATGTTTCTATTTCTACCTCGACACCCTAGACGAACCGGGGAATGAGTAGAATTCTATACTTTTTCATTCTTCGTATTTATATTAGTTATTACTTACTAGATAGTAATATGTATATATACCAAGAATGAAAAAGTATAGAATCTATACTTTTTCACAAACCGAGTAAAATCAATCACTTAGACAATCCTATCCTCCGGGCCGTTTCGGATGGCCTCGGCTTGTGTCTGATAGCGCCTTGTGCCGCTCCGGGCCGCTTTCTATACTTTTTCACCTCAAAAGACCAAATCATGCCGCCTCAGTGAGAAAACGCTATAACGCCAGCATGACCAAGAATTCCCCGGCCCTGAAACACGCCAAGGAAAGGCTTGAGGCATACATGCGGAACAAGCGCGTGCGTGCTTCGGAGCCTGATTGGCTTGGGCTGGATATTCCGGCTCGTGACGACGCGACCGGCATCGACGCACTTCTTGTTGGTCTCGATCTTGAACCGCCTACCGGGGAACCGGATGACGGGCTGAACGACATTCTTGACGATGACGTTCGACTTGAGCTTGGCGCGCCCGCACCTGCCGAGAAATTCACGCTGGCGGATTTATGGGATTGGGATGACGCCCGGCGAAAAAAAGCGAAAGCGGACTATGACCGCAAGCGCAATGAAGCGAAGGTGCTCAAGGCCACGGGCAAGCTACCGCGCAAGAATGAAAAGCTCTCTCACCTGACACCGGATCAGAAGGCAGCGCGAAAGAAGCAGCAGCAGCTCGCCGCTGCCGCGAGACAGTATGAAAGAAAGAAACAGAAGCGTGCAGAGCAGAAACTTAATGGAGCATCATAGGATGGGCGAAAAGACATTCACGCTTGAAGAGGCGCTTAAGCGCGTCCCGGCCGAATTTCCCCGGCCGTGGCTCAAGAGGCATTTTCATGAGACTCGGTTTTACAACATCATCGTTCGTGAACTTGCTACCGATGTTTGTGAGCTTGCGGCCGATGCAAGCTGCGATCCGATCAAAGAAGGTGACGGCTTGTCGCTTGCCCTGGCCGAACAGGGAGTATTTCCGGCGTGGGTGTTTGACTTTGAGAACGGCAAGCGCAAGCGGAAGATTGACCGGCGACACCACGTCCTGATGCCCGGCGAGTCCCTTCGCTACATCAAGTGGCTTCGCCAGATGAGGAAGCAGCCGGGAGACGCCAAGGCGGCTTGAAAAAAGATTTGCGCCGCGCTGCGACCTCTGACCGCTGTCTTGCTATAACTCCGTATGTCGGGCGCATTCCAGTCGCTGCCCGATGTCTCGTCTCTCAACCTCCCGGCCCGAATCTCCGCCGGGAGGTTTTTTTGTAAGTAACGATTCAGTCATTACTGACTGAACGAAATTTTAAACTGAGAAATCTTCGTTTTGCTCTTGATTTAACACCGGGCGTTGATTCATATCGTTTCCGCAACGACACACATATTCGGAAGCATCGATATGAATTCAGTTACTTATATTGCAAATGATCGCTACGCATTCGAAATCGCCACGCTGACCGCCACTCTCCGGGCGATCCTTCGTGAGCGCATCGCGGCCCATCCGCGCCCGACCGATCCAGCCGAAGCCTACGAGCGCGTGCACGTCGCATTGCGCGCTGCCCGGCTCGTGGACCTTGGCGAGCCGCGCGTGATCAATGGCCGCGTTGAGCCGGAACGCTACCGCGATCTTGTCGAGGCTCTGGCGACATTGGAGCCGGACGCCGTGACGGGAACCATTGAGGCCGATCAGGTGAAGCTCGCGCTTGCCGAAGTCGGCGCCGTCTTCCCGGCAAGCGCACGTTCGACCGACACTCTTACGCAGCTAACCCTTTGATTTTGAAGCGGACTGAATTTGCCTGAATTTGCCTGTTGAAAACCATGATCACATGTGACCAATAGGCAATCCCTTACAGCAACCGAATCCAATTCGTCCGGCGATAGCTCGCCCGGCCCGAAGGCTATTCGCGTGCCTGTAGGTTTCAGCCGACGTGACTGCCATCACGTCGGCTGACAAGAGCGGGCGAAAGCCCAAACATCAACATCGCGCGAGAGGATATGCGATGACCACTGCACATAACATCACCCTGGCACCTGCCGCAACGCTCACCGAAAAGGAGCTTTGGGCGCTCTTTGTCACTCATACCATGCAGAGCACCTTTAGCATGGGGCCGACCGTAGAGCGGTATAAGCCCGATGATCTCCTTCGCGATCCCGGCATCTACGGTCATACGGCGCAGCTTTCCTGCAACGTGGCGGACGCCGCAGAAGAGGTTGATAATCCCGAAAGTGAGCTTGATTGCTTCATCGAGGACATCGAGTGCTACCTGACGAACCTGAAGCGTGTCCGTGAAGATTTTAATCGGCTGAAGGACTCGCTGCTGATCGAAAGCGATGACGACGAATCGCTTTACCGTATGCCCGCGATTGGTGACAGTAGGGAGGCTGCATAATGCCGAACGAAACTGCACAGGAGGCCGCGCGCGCGGCCTTGGAAGATGCGAAGGCGATCACCCGGCCGCTGCTGGAGAGCGTTGCGGCGCTTGGCGCACGCGGCTTCGATAAGATGGCGCGGCAGCATATTGAAGCCTTCCGTGCCGAAGCCGACCGGCAGGCCGAAGCGGCATTTGCAGCGGCACCGGATCACCTGAAGCGCATCGGCTAAAGCTGATCCTCGCCAGCCTACGACGGCCCGCCGGTTAAGGATCGGCGGGCCATCCGCGCAGGACTGGCGGGGCGGCAACTTTGCCAGCTACAGGACACGACTCTTCGCTAGCACGATGTCGGCGATTGCAGGCTCGCTCAGCACTTTCCTGCTCCATTCGATGGCTTCCGGCCCCGGCGTCATCATTTTACCGATAGCCGTGGCATCATTGCGCCAAACCTCCGGCCGCATCATCCCATTGTCCTTGAGGTTCTTCAAAACTTCCAAGATCGCCAAGCCAAGCGGCGCAATCTTGAGCATCATATCCAGGTCGTTCGTTTCTTGTGCTTTTGAAAGGTCTCTGGCGAAGCTCACAACGACGATATGTGACGCCGCCTCTGCCACGCTATAGTCGCTCCATAATTGAGCAAGCGCTATTGCCGCGCCATCGGGCAGTAGGTCATAACCGAGATGACGAACCAGTGAAGTAACTTCACCCAATTCACTCTTTCCCGGCTCGGGCGTCGGCGCACTCTTCGCTTTTCGAGAAAATGGCCAGACCATTTGTGCCGCCCCTATCTACTCGTCCACGCTCATAGTCTTATGAAAAGTCCTTCGGGACGTAAGCCTTATCGAACTCTTCCTTTAGGCGAGTGCTGTCTTCCCACGTCAGCGGGTTGGGGTTGGCGTCATCCCACGCCTTCAGACGCTTAGCGCCCGCCTTCATAGCCGCGCTGATTTGCCAGATTTCAGGCCGGGCGGCTTCTTCTTCCTTCCTGATTTGGATGGAAGCTTCGGTGCGTCGGCGGCACCATTCGTCATAGCCCGGATGATTTGCCCGCTTATACTCTTCAAGCGCACGCGACCGGTGTTCTCGCGCTTGGATAACCCACGGGGCAGGCTTTCCTTTCTTGCCGGGATTATTGCTCATGTGACGACTTGAATTCCGGAACGTCTTGCCCGTTCGCGATTGCCTGAATCCGCTTTGATGCGACGTCCACCCAGAGCGCGACCGTCTCTGCTCGCACAACGTCGCCATGAGGGCCGTTATACTCGCTTTCCAAGCTCGCCTTCACCTTGGATACGTCCACCGCAGCGGCACCGGGCAAAGCGGCCACGTATTGCTCTATGGCCTTAATCTGCATCGAAAGTTGCAGCAGCCAAGCTTCATGAGCGCGTTCTAACATTTGCATTCCTCGCGAATCGCTTTGGTTGTGATTGGGGCGAGTCTCGCGTGAAAACATAGATTGTCAAATCACAGGCCGGATCATCGCTAGCGATACGGAAATATGCACCGGAAAACTGTTACGGTTAGCGATATCTAATGTTCGCTAAATGCTTGAAAACAAAGGATAAAACGGGAGTGGCTGGGGAACCTGGATTCGAACCAGGACTAACGGAGTCAGAGTCCGCTGGTCTACCGTTAACCTATTCCCCAAGGCCCGCAGACGGTGTACCGCCGCGTCGGTGTGGCGGGCTTATAAACAAAAGAACGCCCGATGCAAATACCTTTTGCCAAAAAAATGCGGCCGGGCTGTGTCCTTCTGCTTCTGGGTTGAGCCTCGAAGTCCATCGGTCTCCGGCAACCGCAGGGAAGGGCGGTCGGGGTCGCCCGCTCCGCTATGGTTTCAAAAAAAGTTTGGCGAAAAGAAGCGGCGCTGGTACAGTCGCGCCAACGCAAAATCGAGAGAGCGCCTTGAGCGGCCGTCAGGCTTCGCGCGGCGCCATGGTTGAGACAAGTGAAAGACCCCGATCACGGCGAGAAGCCGTCTGAATCCGGGGCGTCGGCAGCAGGCCGCAGCGAGGCGCGCACAGGCGCGCCGCGGGGCGGCAAGGGCAAACGGAGGCGGCGTAAGCTGTCCGGTTCCCCGTCTGCAATTGCCAGCGGATCCGGCCCGTCCGGGGAAGCAGGGCGTCCCGCAGCACTGAACGAGGCGGAGCCGTCGCGCAAGCGCAAACGGCGCCGGCGTTCGAAATCAGCAAGACCGCAAGATCAGTCCGCTGCCTCCGGTGCAAGCGCGCCGGCGTTGGATGCGGCGCTCAGCGACAAGAAGGGCGGCCAAAAGCGCAACAGGAAGGCGCGCCATCG